TAGTAACTCCCCTCAACTGGGGTCTTAAACGAGCACATGTACTCCGATTGGAATCGTGCTTCGTTGTTCAACTCATCGCGAGCCTTTCGTATCTCATCCGCACCAATTGCCTTTGTGTCCTTAACTGATAGGTGGCTGCTGTACCACGCCCCGTCAGACTGAGCCTTTAACAAAATCTTGTAGAAGTGGTTTTCACCACGAGGTGTTCCATTAAACAATGCCCAACCGCCATTCTCCGCTAAAATTGGATTGATCAACTGCCACGCGGATGGGTCAGAAATACTATACTCGGAGAACACAACACCCACTGGGTTAGCACCAACCATCTTATCAGGATCGTCAGAACCCATTAACTGTATCACAGAACCATTGCTCAGGTGAATCCGCATCTCCTGCTCACTCTTGCGTTCGACAATCTCCTTTGGAAAGTAGTCAATAAACTTCTTGCCCTCACCTGTCATACCGTTCCATACAATACGACGAGCCTGATTACCGTACGGTAAGACGTACCAGTATGTGCCCACGCGCTGAAGTGCCTTGATCGCTACAATGTTTACGCAGGTCAGATCCTTACCCGCACGACGATGCCACGCAACTACCGCACGCAGTCCGCGCTTGGCTTGTGTCATATACTTAAGTAGTGGCAGCTGATAATGTCTCGGCTGCCATCCCTGTGCAGGAACCTGTACGTCCATATTAAAACTCTTCGGTATCGTCTTCTACTTCCTCGTCGTCCCAGTCTACTTCGAAATCTATTGCAACATCCGTGCCGTAGCTAACTATGTCTGCGTGGGCTTCATGTAGAAGCATCTTACCTATCATATCGTTGTTAAATCTGTAGTCGATACAGCCAGTCTCTTCATCCAACACTACTAACACATAGTTTGTGTAGTGTTCGGATACAACCGACTTTACCTCATCAATCGTCATGTTTCTCTTCTTCGCTCAAAAATTCGTTATAATCATCCTCTTCATCTACTATCTCAGCATCAACCGTCTTGGCAAGCTCAGATTTAGAAACATTGGAGTAATCTACCGTTAGTATCTTCATCTCCCCACTCATTGTACCCTGAACGTCGACACTCTTTAACTTAGGCTGAGTAAAGCTAGCAAGCTCTTTCCATATAGAAATCTTGTCTTTCTTAGCTACGTCGGGATCATCGGTATACTGCATCAGCTCGTCGATAGGGTTAATGCCCCGTTCGGCAAACATAGCCAATAGCGCCTTACGCTGTTCGGCTGGCGTAGGTGCTTTGCTCATTGTATCTAGGAATTGTTGCTTAATACTTAGGTCCTTTTCGACCTTCGCCAACTTACCCTGTGCTTCTTTCATGTCCTTCTCTGCTTTCATGCGTCTTCGGTGGCAACGGCTACGTTTAGCTGCCTGTTGCTTGGTTACCTGTTTCGGTTTACCCGCCTCGTAGGTCCGACGGTCCACTTTGTTCTTAGCTGTTTTTGTGGGCACTGTCCAGAGTAATGTACAATTGAGTACAGTTTGTCAAGCGCACAGACACCTAAGCCACCCAGTAGACAGTCAAAAATAGGGGGGTGTCTGCTATTAACATATAAGGTAATCAAGGACTTACAGAGAGATAGACACTTTTGACACCTACGGAGAGCATTTCAAAAAGATTTTCTTAATAGGGTAAATAAAGTGTCTTTTGTGTCTGTCATCCCGTAAGTCGTTGATAATCATTAAAGTTAACAACAGCCACCTAGTTTCAAAAAGTGTCTGTTAGCTGTCTACCCCGTCTGTCAAATGTAAAAAAGTATCAATACTACTGCACCTTTGTTTACCTAAACTCTCAGAAACTAGAAAATTTATACGCAGGTAGGGACCCCTTGTGATTCTCTCAGCCTTTTCCCCCTAGTGCCCCCCCCAAACGTCAATTTCGATCCCCGATCCCTAGATTCTAGAGCCTCACGGTCCTTTGAACCCTGCCCCAAGCTCCGATAAACCTAGTATCTATGCACCTCCTGAAACCCCAGCCAGCGAAGCACCCATCCACCCAACCATAAGCTCCTGATCCACAGTACCTTACGAACCCGTAGACCCTCGCCGATCCGAGACACGGTCCAGCGGACACCCAACCCTGTGCCGCGCGAGCCGTAAGCCCTTGATCCGCTGCAGCTTATGCACGACCAGGCGCGTACGCAACAGTGTTGTATGGGGGAGGGGCGGTTGTTTCCTAATCCTAATGCATCGGTCAATGGATTGCTGTCTTGCTTACGCTTCTTCCTGTGTTTCCTGTTGGCAAGATTTGTTACTCGCAGGACTTCTTTCCACGGAAACTCAGAGAAGCTGTGGCAATGCCCGACCATTGACTCGATACAGTTGACCGTGCTGTAACCGCCCTTGGTTACATTAACTACTAACTGTTATACATTATGAAAGATACACATACTACTGACATCGACACACTCATCGAAGCGCAACGCGAGCATCTGTTCGACGCCTGCTTCGATCCCTTGTACGACGACCTTGGACCCGACGAGGGCTACGGCAGCTGTGATCCTTGGACTCGCGAGGACCACGAAGCAGCTGAGCACGACCGTCGTTACGACGAGCACTACGACCTCAACAGAAAGGTATCCAATGGATAAGCCTATCGAGCACATCAAAACTTTCGTAGCCTGCCTCTTCGGAGGCGGGTTATTTGGAGTCCTCCTTGTCATTGGACTCGACAAAGAGATTGAGCAAAACGAGCGCGATCTCTCTCTTATCTCTACTCACTACTCTATCAAAGAGATAAATAACCGAGTTAAATCTGACTCATCTAACTACTAAATACTACACAATATGATCCAACTAGACCAACCCAACGTCACTAGCATCTGCAAGGTGCTCATCATCGAATCCGTCAAGGACTTACCTAACAGCTCTGCTCCAGAGAAACCACTAGGTCTTACCAAGTTCATGACTCAAGACAAGCAAGAGCATGTCTACTTCTCCAACACTAACTCAGTGTTCGGTAAAGAGGGCGACATCGTCGAAGTTATCGTTCGCACACAAGAGAACGTTAACCCGAAGACAGGCAATCACTACTACACGATTGTCCCAGCTCCTGCTGACTTCTTCCTAGCCGCGTAACACTAACACTCCTGAACACGAGTCTAAACTGTTCAATCTATATTATGAACATATCAGACATTCCATCCATCGTCCGTTCAGCTACATCTGCTGAGCGTTACACTCAGGACTACCGAGACGCTTGGCGCTCGCTGTTTGTCCTCGCAACCGACGTTGCCAAGACTATACCCAACCGTGACATTGACCCCGTGACTCTTGTCGACGACTGGGTTGCCGAACACGAGATACCTACTAGCCACTGCAATCCTGACGACGACGCTCAGTGTGGCGACATGTCCTGCCTGCAGTCCTTAGCACTTCAGCAACGTGAGTATCTCAACGACATCAAGACTCACTACTACACAGCTCTGCGTCAGTGGGCTAATCCAAATCTCAGCGACAAGCTGCGCAAGAAATGCCGTGCTCGTGTAGATCGTCTACGCACCCTGTGGGAGCAAGAAAACAACACCAATCTTCGCCAAGTCACCTTTGACTCACACGAAGCCCTTGGTTCTTCTGCCAACTTCGACACAGTCGAGCTACCCACAGAGACAGAGCGCACAGTTCGCAGACGTGAGTATGCTACAACGTTCAAGCAAGAACCCGAGTGCGATCCAGACGACGCACGTAACATTCGGGACACGCAGCGTACCAATCGTGGTCGACCTCGTGGTTCCATCGGCGTTCTCGCTGGTGTTTACGACAACACAGATCCCGAACCCAGCTACCGTTCACCAGAGCGCAAGCGGTTGTTGATCAAGACCTACCTAGCTTCCGACAATGCGCAAGACATCGAGCTTGCCTACTCTATGATTCCCATGCGACGCAAAGATCACGAGTCCGATGCCGACTGGTCTGTGCGTCTGACAAAGAGACGTCGTAATCGTGACGTGCTCATCTCCAAACTTCATTCATAATATAGACTGCTGCTCAGTCAGGCTTTCACGAGTCTGGCTGAGTAGCTTTTTTTACCGCCGAGGGTTTGCCCTGGGCACAAAGACTAAAGAGATAAAATAATTGTTATGGAAATCATGTTTCTCAGTTTCATCTGTTCTATATCTTACTTAGTTATACTTTGTAAGATGTTCTCACTCAAGTTCGTAGTAAAGACTCAGGTCCTTTGGGACATTGTATTTACTTTCGGTATGCCCGTGCTATTTACTGGTACATTCAGTGGCATGGCGACCGCATTTATCGCAGGCATTATGTTTTCCTGCATGACCTATTTGCTAGCTGTGTTGTCTTCCGACAGCATACTCGTCAGGTTGCTCTCAATTCCATATGGCAAGGAGACTAACACAACTAGCAGCTACCATACTCATCCCCCTCGCTTTAGACGTCGCTAAATGTGTCCTAAACAGAGTCGCGTATAAAGTTATGAGAGGTCGGTCAAGAAGGCGATGTAGGTAGTTACATAAAGTAGCCACCTTGCTACACAGCAGGGTGGCTACAATATGAACACGATATACACATCAAACAACTAAGCAAGCATCCTGCTCCCAACAACTCCTCTTGTCAAGCACAAAGAGATAATATTTTTGAGCATGTCGCTCATCAAACAAAAAACCATACATATATATATACTATGTCAAATACAACTACAGTCCGTTACGGCATGTCTAATTCAGTCAGCCGTTCGTTCGACATTGAAGTTACCATCGGTAATCTACTCAGTGATCGTTCTATCCTCGGTGCACTCTCTGCACCCGAAGGCTGCGTAGCAGTCAGCAATGGTGTCACACTATCGCACGATGCGTTAGTTGATGACTACACGTCCATCACACTTGAGCGTCAGGCATCAAGCAAAGCATAACCATACGCCTCTGCCTACATGATTAGGCAGAGGCTTTTTATTTACTATGTCACAATACAAATCCGAAATAATCCTAGGCGAAGACGGGTTCTTTAGAAAACGTGAGACTAGAGAATCTGTTATACAGTGTGCAGAGAATGCAATCCTCGACTGTATTGTCGAGCCACAACTAGTAATCAATCCAGTACAAAGCTACGGTGAACTAGAAGTACCTGTAATTGATGCAGAATACAGCAGTATGCCTTACAATGTGTTTTATGGTTATCAAAACAGAGAACCATACACCACAGTAAATGCTTTTGTACACTTACCTGCTGGTTTCCCACTACCAAAAACCGACTTAATCAAGTCAGATCACCTAACACAATATGCTGGTGAAAACGTTTACAAAATACGTCCACGCAGATCAGACGGCACAAAGACTTCTGAATCTGCTGTTAGACCAGACAACTTGATAACATTCAAGTCTCCAACGCACAGAACATACATTCTGCTCAAAAACATACCAATCAATACAACAAGACAAACCATTGGACCCTTTAATCACTCAATTAAAGCGTACTTGTTTGGTATTAACAATGATACAGGCACAGCTGTTACCTTTGCTTTGCCTAACATCTATGACACAGGTCAAATCTGTACAGGCAACAGTGAGTTCGTTCCAACGACTATTAATATGTATTCCCTAACATCTCATAACATGGAATCAATTGTCAAAGAGTTGATGTTTAACATACACACAACGCAGATAAACAACGACTTACGTATGGAACACGCTGAAGAAATGTATCTTGTATACAAGAAAGATGAGGTGACTGGTAATTACTTCATCCAAAACAAACAAGAACAAGATTACATGCACAATGCAATCGAAGGTTCAGGAAACAACTACAACTCGTTTCACAGACCCATGTCACAAGAATATATTAACCAATTTGCACAATGGCTACTATCACAGAAGCAATAACACAAGTAGATTCGTTGCATCAACGTTACGATCGTCGATGGCAACTTGGTGCACACAGCTACGCTACTCAAGAAATTGAACAACGCGATCTAGAAATTAGAGACTTGCACACAATTGAACATGGTCTATGCGAACAAGATCTTCGTGTTTTATTTAAGATACTTAGAAAAGACTACGAAGACTGCGGTCGCAAACGTGGCGCAATCCTCCGCTACATCAAGCACTACAGAGAGGTAACAGATAAAGCAAAACCAAAGCTTTCTTTATCTAAGTTACACAGAAACTTAACTCGATCATCACTATGAAACCAAAACTAAAAGCCCTAATCGTAGGTGCGGGCGGCGTAACCAGTTACATGCTACCAGCACTTAAAAACAGTTTTGACTTACAGCTTACACTCATCGACGGCGACGTCCTTGAGAAACGTAACCTTGACCGTCAACTCTTTCGCAACAACCACGTTGGCATGAACAAAGCCGAAGCACTAATGCGCACGTACAACTTTCGCAAAAACGAAGGACAAATTATACGCGGATACTTCGACAAAGACATGCTTGACACAGAATACAAGTTCTTCTTCCACGAAGCTGACGTACTTATTTGTTGCGCAGACAATCATCCAGCACGTCGTCATCTATTGGAAGCAGCAATACAATTGGACAAACCAATTCTAATTTGCGCTAACGAATACTCAACTAGTCAAGCGTATTACTTTGATCCCCGACTAACGGAACAATATCCAATGATGAACCCACTTCTCAGGTATCCTGAGCTACAAACCTCAAACGAAGGTTCCCCAATCCGTTGTCAAGGTGAGGCGCTGGAAGCAACGCCACAACTAGCAATAGCAAACCAAACAAGTGCCTCCCTTGGCAACCTTCTTCTATGGCTGTGGTTCTCAGGAACTGACATTATTGAAAGTCACATGCCCGTAGAATACCAAACAACCTTTTCACGCATAGAGACAATAACTCTTGCTGATTTAGTTAACATCCAAACACCAACTCACAATGTCTAATAAATATGTTGTATACGATAATGAAGTATTTGAACGCGTTAATCACCCGCTGTTCACTACGTACCGACTGCGCGAAGTCCCAGAAGTTCCAACACTTACACCAAAGTGGTACGGTAAAAAGATACCGCTAGAAATGTGGAATGACATTCTTGCGTTTATGAAAATTAGTTACGATAAACTAAAGTCAGAAACATTACTCTTCTTGTACTATGATGAAAACAATACTGAAAGTCCTTGGTCTTATTGGGTTCCACCTCAAACAACTAGTGGAATGTCTGTTAAGTCCAATCCCACAGATCCAAACTTTTCAAAACAACGTGCCGCCTATCCTGACACCTTGTTTGGTACTGTTCATCATCATTGTAGTACATCTGCTTTTCAGTCAGGAACTGACGAAGCAGACGAAACAAACCGAGAAGGCTTTCACTTTACCATCGGTAACCTTAACGACAGAGAAACCTGTGACATACATCTTCGATGCACACTAGGTGGTATCTGCGTAGACATTGATGATTTGTCACTAATACTTCCAGACGTTCCATCCTTGTTTAAGAAAAGTATTAAAACTCTTACACCAAAAATGCAAGAAGTAGAGCTAGAATACAAACAAGAGCAATACGCAAAACTGCCAGACATCACAAAATACGACTTTACTGACGAATTAGAAAACGTGAGTAAACCTGTATGGCAACCAGCAAAAAGTTACTCATATCAGACTAAACAAGCAGCTTTTAACTACGGGGACGACTACTGGCAAGAGCCAGAAATGGACCCAGTAAAAAAAAGTTCAGAGCAAATAGATAGCATCGTAACTGATATTATTGTACACATTGAATCAGACGATAAGTGTGAAGCCAGCATTTGTGATTACTATGCGAAATTTGAGTCAAAACATTCTCATTATTTAGTCGAAGACCTCATTTATGGTAGAGCCGAAGATGATGAATATGAGCGAGTTATAAGTCAAATGTTGCACAATGACTTTTTCTTATCGACTCCAGAAGGTAAATACTTTGAATCATTTGTTACTGACAAATGTAAACTACACAAAACAACAATTGACGACGTAAAAAACGCGTTATTTAACTATGAAATCGGAGAAACAGTTCAATCAATGGTTGACGAAGCAATTCTATGAATCAAGCAAAACAAAAGTGTGCGTACAACGCATCGAAACTACTACGGGAAACGGAGTACCTGATCTACTGGTCATCCAACCGTCTAAGATCTTGCTTATTGAGAGCAAGTTTGAAACTAGAAACATACGCCCTGAACAGGGGGCGTTCCAAATTAAAGCCAATGAAATCATGAGAGACGGCAACAATGTATGTTGTACATTATCTGCCTATCCAAAAACCAACCGTCTAGTGTACCAAACATTTAGTGCACTGTCAATCACAGAAAACGGTGTAGAACCAACACAAACAATTGAGTTTACCCTTGACGCAAATGGCTTTGCAAACTTTCTTAAACACATTAAATAACTTTGGCACAGCGATCCTCAAAGTAAGTATGATTAAACACCATACCGAAAATCAGGTTCCATCCCCCAATCTAGCGACTCTATACGGCTAGACAAATTGTATAGACTAGGCGACCAGCTGGTGAATCCTTTCGAGTGTTATATCCGAAGCATCTATCCTAGATAACTGAGTAGTTTCGACTATTCAGCCAATTTCTTACTATGACACAAATACCGCTAATAACATTGCTTCTTGCTTTAACTCACGTTGAAAGCAATGACAAAGATAACGCAATCGGCGACAACGGCACGTCGTACGGTTGCTTACAGATACGAGAAATCTATGTAAAAGACGTTAATCGTATTCTTGGCAAAGAACACTACACACATGAGGACGCGTTTGACCGCGCAAAAGCTTACCACATGTTTATTATATATACCGACTATTATGCCACTAGAAAACGATTAGGTCGTGAACCTACAACTGAAGACCGTGTGCGCATTCACAACGGAGGACCTAACGGTTGGAAAAAACCCCACACAAAAGCCTACTGGAATAAAGTAAAAAACATGATATGAAAACAACAATCAATAAAACTTTAACAGGCGTTGCTTGCGATTATTTTGACGAATGGGCAGAAAAATCAAACATACCGTGGGTAGAAGTATTTTCTCACGAAGACTTTATTGCATATGTTGTTGATAAAGATGCTATTATGTCCTGTCCAACATTAAGCCCGTATCTTATAGAGTTGCAAACAGCATTTAAAAACAACCCAGATTTTAACTCAATAACTCTTAATCTATCTTAATTTTATGCACGATTCTGAACCAGAAATGATACACTCACTATTAAAAATGGTTGAGAATAAAACTCAAGAAATTCTTAAAGACGATAAAGACTTTGAGATAAGAGAAGCAGTTAGGTGGGCAAAAACTAAAGGACTTCTTCGTAAAAAAACAGACATAGAAATCCACAACGAGTTATTAAGTAAACCTTGGCTCAAGGTTAACCGCACGATAAGAAATAACTTAGACAAACAAAAAGAACAACAGTAACATGCAAATACCTTTATTTGAGCCAGACTCGCTGTGGCGACCGCCATCTGCGCTACCACAGCTCGGCAACGTTGTAGCCATTGACTTAGAAACATGTGACCCAAACCTCAAACAACGTGGAGCAGGTTACAAGCACAACGACGGACACGTTGTTGGTATTGCACTTGCAGACGAGCACACAGAAGTATATTTACCATTCGCTCACATGAGTGGTGACAACTTAGATAAAAATATAGTCCTTTCATATGTGAGTAACATAGTTAAAGAAAGCAAAGAGTTAATCTTTGCAAACGCAACCTACGACCTAGGCTGGCTTGAGACAGTTGGGGTTACTGTCTCAAGCCACATTAGGGACGTTCAAGTAGCCGAAGCTTTGATTGACGAAGAAAAGTTTTCATACTCACTTAACTCATTGTGCAAAAAATACTTAGGCACTACAAAAGAAGAAAAGCATCTTGAAGAAGCTGCAAGAGCTTACGGAGTAGATGCAAAAAGTGGTATGTGGAAACTACCTGCACGGCACGTAGGCTTGTATGCAGAAAAAGACGCACGTTACACATGGGACATATATCAAAAACAAATACCATTACTGATACAAGAAGACGTATGGGATGTGTGGCAACTAGAGTGTGATCTTATTCCTGTGCTTCTTCATATGACGCTCAAAGGTGTACCTGTTAATCTTAGCAGTGCAGAACAACTTAACGATCAGTTAAAGAAACGTGAACAAACTCTTACAGACAAATTTAAAAACCTAGATATTTGGTCACCACCACAACTAGGTCGTTACTGTGAAAACTTAGGGCTTGTTGTGCCTCGCACAGACAAAGGCAACTACTCTGTATCTAAAGACTTCTTAGAACATTGCGACCACCCAGAAGTCAAACAAATACAAGAAGCTCGTAGCATCAACAGACTGCGAAAAGTGTTTATTGAAGACATTATATTAAAAGGTAACCACAAAGGTTACATTCATGCTGAGTATAGACAAACTGCGTCTGATCACGGTGGCACTAGGTCTGGTCGCCTCTCATCTCGTAACCCCAACATGCAACAAGTACCTAAACGTAGCGCTATTGGTAAACAGATACGTGCGTTATACGTAGCCGAAAAAGACAAGCTCTGGTGCAAAGCAGATTACAGCTCCCAAGAACCCCGACTCCAAGTACACTACGCGTTACTTGGTCAGTTTGGTAAGCCGTTACCTAAAGCAGTAGACGCATTAGAATCTTTTAAGAAGGGTGAAAAACTTTACTCGTTCTTTGAGAAAGCTACAGGATTACCCTACGACACATGCAAAATGCTTTGCTTAGGTATTAGTTACGGTATGGGCAACAAAAAAATGGCTACAACTCTTGGTATATCCGAAGAGATGTGTACAACGACACAGCGTAAATTCAACGCTGAAGCACCCTTTCTTAAAATTTTATTTGACAACGTAATGAACCGAGCAAACAGAGTTGGTCACATCCGAACCATACTAGGTCGCAAAGCCCGCTTTGACTTCTGGACACCCAGCTTTGGTGACTCTCCAGTAAAGACACGAGAAGCAGCGGAACAAAAGTATCCAGACCAACAGCTAAACAGAGCTTTTGTCAGCAAAGCCCTAAACAGGCTAATCCAAGGCTCTGCTGCTGACCAAGCAAAAAGAGCCATGGTGGATGCGCACCGCGCTGGCTTTGATTTACGCCTCCCAGTTCACGACGAAATTAACTGCATGGTCAATTCTGAGCAAGAAAGCCTTGACTTAAAATTAATCATGGAGAATGCTATCAAACTCAAAGTACCAGTTATTGCCGACATAGACCTCGGACCTACTTGGTGTTAGAATTATGGATATACTAAAAACCGCACTAAACCTAACAACTAAAGATCGTCACAATGATTACGGAGACTGCAATATTGAACTCGATAGAGTTGCAACAATGTGGTCTGTAATCTTTGAAACAGACATTGAACCCAATCAAGTAGCTCTAGCTATGATTGCTCTTAAAATCACTAGACAGATGCACGCTAACAAAAGAGATAATTGGGTTGATATTGCAGGCTATGCAAGAATCGGAGACATCGTAAACAAAAACACAAAACAACAATGAACGACCCACTACTAGAAGAATCAGATATTATCCCTATTGGTGATATCACAATAGAACAACCACGAGACATTCCAATTAGCGAACTTACAGCTAAAGCAGAAGAACTCGTTCAACTAGACGATGATGTAATGAGTCTAGAAAAAGAACTGTCAGAACTTAAGCAAGTACGCAAGACTGTGGCAGAAGAACACATACCAATCATTATGGAAACTGCAGGTGTTGATACGCTACAGCTAAGTGACGGCAAGAAGATTGCAATCAAAGAGTTTGTAGACGCTCGTATTCAAAATCCAGAGCAAGCATTTGATTGGTTACGTGAAACCAACAATGAATCAATTATTAAAAACGAAATTAAGATTCAACTTGGACGCACAGAAGACAGTAAAGCCCAAGAGATTGTAGAAACAATACAAAGAGAGTTCGGAATTGATGCTGATGTTAAAATCACTATTCACAACGCAACACTCAAAGCCTTTTGCCGTGACGCACTGGAAGACCCAGAGCTAGCGGCATCCATGCCTCGTGAAGCCTTTGGTATCTACCAAGGTAAGCGAGCAAAAGTAACAAAGTAACAAAAGTAACCAAAAGTATAATAAGAAACCAAAAGTAAATATGGCATTCGATATAACAACCGTAGCAGGCAAAGGCACAGAGAACCTAGATTCAGGTTCCGCTATGCCTTTCATTCGTATCCTACAAGATATGTCCCCTCAACTGAAAAAACAAAAAGAAGAATACATCGAGGGGTCAGAATCTGGTGACCTGTTCTTCAACAAGAACAAAACAGTAGTACAACAACCTGCTGAAATCATCCCATGCTTTACACAATCCGTGTATACAGAGTGGGTTCCACGTAGTAGCGGTGGTGGCTTTGTAGCCACTCACCCACTAAGCGTCACATCTAACCCTAAATATGAAAAGGGTCGTGACCGTCAGTATGACGAATGGCTTGGTGAAAACGAACTACGTTTCACAACATACTTCTTTGTCCTACTCAACACCAATGGTGAGTGGGAACAAGCTGTTATCCCGTTCACGGTATCTCAGCTTAAGATTGCAAGGAAGTTCACAAACGACATCAACCGATTCCGATATGAAGACGATGATCTCAAAGGTGTTGTACCCCCTCTCTTTGCTCAAAAGTGGGAACTGGGAACAACACTGGAAACAAATAAAAACGGCGATGACTACTATAACTTCAGCATCAGCAACAGCACTCCGCTGGATTTGGAAGCAGACGAAAACCTGCTTGCATTGGCTGCTGAAACATATAGTTCCGCTGTTGATACTCCTCTGTTACAAACTTCGGCGACTCCTCAGCTGGTTGACTCAGCCACTGAAGCGTCTCCGTTCTAAACTACAGAAGTAACGCATACCTTAACCTTGGGGGTTTATTCCCCCAAGGTTTTTTTGCCATGATACCACTTACACACTTAGCAACACAATTCAACGAACTATTTAAACCAAACCCAAACGTATTCGGTCAAACAAAATTGACTGGCAAAGTACGTGACAGGGATGGCAAGCAAGACTCAAAGTCTTTTCTAGTAAAATCTGAGTTAACTGTTGATGTGTGGGAACAGCACATCAAAGGCGAACGACTAATTGGATGTACACCAATCCTTGAAAATAACAAGGTTATGTGGGGTGCGCTAGACATCGACGTATACCAAGACTCTAGTACCATAGAAGACTTACGAGCCAGTGTAAACGAACAC